AAGAGGCGCATTGCAGCCATTTTCTGGAGCATCTGACCAACTTTGAAGGTAAGTGGCAGCGTACCCACTTCTTCAATGAGTTGTTCCGCGTATTGACTCCGGGGGCTAAATGCACCCTTATCATTCCGCATTGGGCATCCACGCGCTACTACGGTGATCCTACCCACAAGGAGCCGTTCTCAGAGATGGGTTTCTACTACCTGTCCAAGGAGTGGCGCATGGGCAATGCCCCCCATGCTGATAAGGAGGTGAACCCAAATGGATACGACTGCAATTTTATCGCAGTGTGGGGCAACGGTATGCACCCTGCTATTGTTCAGCGTAGTCCTGATTTTCAGCAGTTCGCTATGTCGTGGTTTAAAGAAGCTATACATGATATTCATGCGACGTTGACCAAGCCGGAGAAGTAGCGTGGCGTGGACTGTTATAAATGATGCACAGACGCCTAACTGGAGTATCATTACTAACAGTACTACCAGCGGTACGACTGCGTTTCAGGCCGATGCGTTTCAGACTGACGCCTTCCAGATATCCTATAGCAGTTCGTGGACTATCGTGGATGACACACAAACCGCAGGGTGGAGTAATATAGCTAACAGCCAGACCAGCGGGTGGACCGTCATCATCACTCCCCCTGCGGTAACGTGGACCCAGATATAGGTACAGCCCCATGTCCAGCACATACTCCAGCTACAAATTTGAACTGATTGGAACAGGCGAGCAAGCGGGTACGTGGGGGGCATCGACCAACACGAACATTGGCACCGCCATAGAACAAGCGATTGGCGGCTACGTCACGGTTACGTTTACCGCTACGACCAAGACCCTCACGCTTAGCAATACCAACGTCGCTCAAGATGCCCGCGCACTCTACTTGAACCTGACCGGTAGTCCCGGCGGTGCTGCTACGCTTGAAGTCCCAGCGATCCAGAAAGCCTACATCATCAAGAACGCCACGACCGGCGGGTATACCGTCACTGCCAAAGTGACCGGCATGACAGGGGTGGATATTCCCAATGGCAAGACCATGCTGGTCTACAACAACGGTACGGACGTTGTTCTGGCGCACGACAACTTTAGCGCACCCGTTACGGTAAACGTAAACTCTTCATCCGATGCTTTGCGTGTTACCCAAACCGGTAGCGGTAACGCGCTTATTGTTGAAGATAGCACTAATCCCGATGCCACTCCGTTTGTCATTACATCTGACGGGATAGGTGTAGTCGGCTATACCGCGTCTACTACTAATGGATCAATATTGCCTTCGCTGTTTCAAGTTAATGGAATTGCGTGCCTTCAATCTTCGTGGTGGGGAAACGATGCCTTTGGCCCAATTCAGTATTTTCAAAAAGCGCGATCTGGAACTTATGGTACGCAGGGAATAGTTTCAAATAGCGATCTTCTAGGGTTTATCAGCTTCCAAGGTTCTGATGGAGTAGGGTTTATTCCGGGGGCTTCAATACGTGCCGTAGTGCAGGGCACTCCCGGCGTAAACGATATGCCAACCAAATTAGTATTCAGTACTACTTATGATGGAGCAGCAACTCCTACCACTGCGCTTACAATTAACTCTGAAGGGGTTATAGAAGTCGGTTCTGGTTCAGGCGCTACCGCAAGCGGTACGCTTATGAAATTTACGCGGGACATGACCGCAACCGCTGGCTTGAACAGCTACGGTGTGTTTGTTACTTCCGCTATCACGTCTGCTACTTCCCAAGCGTTTTCGTTTTATAGCGATGCCACTACAGCAGCTACGGCATTTACGCTCACTAACTTGAACCATTATGGTGCTGGCGCTACTACTCCCGGTGCGGGTTCTACCATAACCAATATGCGGGGGTTCTACGTTACGTCAAGTATGTCCACGGCGACAAACAACTATGGGTTTGTTTCGGCGCTTGCATCTGCTACGAACACGTGGGGTTTCTACGCATCTGGCACCGCGAACAACGCGTTCAATGGCAACTGCCGATTTGGTGGTGTTACTGCTCCTGTAGCTACGGTTGACGTAACCGGTAGCGTGGCCGCTACGACCACTATTCTGTCTTCCGGTGCGACTTCGGGGATTGGCTACACCACGGGTGCAGGTGGTACGGTTACTCAAGCTACCTCGCGGACTACGGGGGTCACGCTTAACAAAACCACCGGGGCCATCACACTTGTATCCGCTGCGGGTAGTGCCAGCTATCAATCGTTTACCGTTACGAACTCCGCTGTCGCCGCTACTGATGTTGTCATCGTCAACCAAAAAAGCGGTACGGATAAATACATTATCCTTGTTACTGCGGTAGCCGCTGGGTCATTTCAAATTACGTTTGCTACTACCGGTGGGACCACGACAGAACAACCTGTCTTTAACTTCGCTGTTATCAAGGGAGTTGCTGCATAATGAACTCCGGGGAACTCCAGTGGTTGATTAACGCGGGGTTTACTCTTATGGCGACTATCTTTGGATGGCTGGCCCGTCAACTGTGGGATGCGGTAGGCGCACTCAAGAAAGACCTGTCGAAGCTGCGTGAAGAAATCGCCAACGACCGTGTACACAAGACCGATTTCAAAGACCTGTCCGATGCAATCTTTCGCAAGCTGGACCGGATCGAAGACAAGTTGGATGGTAAGGCAGATAAGGGACACTGATGGGTATGGTTGAGTCTCTGGGAGACAAGCAGCGCCGGTTCACGCGTATGGTCGCAGACCTGATCATCTGGGCGTATGATAACGGCTATGAATTGACCTTCGGGGATGCTTACCGCGATCCTCGTTTGCATAACGTCATGGGTATGCCGGGGGGTTATGGGCACCCCTTCTCCAACCATAAAATCCGGTTGGCGGTAGACTTTAACCTGTTCAAGAAAGGTAAGTACCTAGAGTCCACTGAAGACCATCTTCCGCTTGGGGAGCATTGGGAGTCGATGGGCGGTACATGGGGCGGGCGATTCCGCGATGGTAATCACTACTCACTGGAACATGAGGGACACAAATGAGCGACCAAACCCCTGCCAAGCGTTCGCAGCGCAACAAAATCGTATCCTTCCTGAGCGGCACCTTGACCATCATTGCCTCTGGCGGTGCGTCTGGTGCAGTTGATCCTGTGATCGCAGCCAAAGTTGGTTTGATTGGCGGTATTCTGAATCTGGCAGTTAACAACTTCTGGAAGAAGTGATGCCGTGGCACTTCAAAAACTCCAGCTTAAACCGGGAGTAAACCGGGAATCCACCACCTTTGCCAATGAAGGTGGGTGGTATGAATGCGAGAAAGTTCGCTTTCGATCCGGGTTCCCTGAAAAACTGGGGGGATGGAAACGGGACGAAGGGCTCTATGCTAGCTCGCTTGCTCCTCCTAGCGGTAAATTCTGGGGTGTTGCTCGGGCTCTTTGGATTTGGGTAACGACCACAGGGTTTAACCTGTTGGGTATCGGCTCAAACCTGAAAGTCACTCTTCAGAACAGTGCAAACGGCGAGTATTACGACATCACCCCGCTTCGGGATACCACTACCGCTGGAGCGGCTACGTTTGCTGCGTCTAACGGGTCAACCACACTTACCGTTACTGACACTGCCCACGGAGCTTATGCCGGGGACTTTGTTACCTTCTCTGGTGCCGTCAGCCTTGGCGGCAACATCACCGCTACGGTTCTTAATACTGAGTTCCGTATCGTCACGGTTGTTGACGCTAATACCTATACGGTTACCGCTACCGCTACGGCCAGTGTGGGCGATGTGGGCAACGGTGGTGCGGCTGTTGTAGCCGCTTACCAGATACACTGCTCAGCGGAGATCGATACTCCTACGTCTGGATGGAGCGCGGGCGGTTGGGGTGGGGTTACTGCTGGAGGTTCTACTACAGGGTGGGGCGTCTCTGCTGGCTTGAACGAAATCGGCCTGTGGAGCTTTTATAACTACGGCGACTATCTGCTGATGAACCGCCGGGGTGGCCCCATCTATATGTATGTCCCGCAGCCAGCCATTATCCCGGTGGATCGGGCTGTCCTGCTCTCCTCGACCAGCCCCGGTATCTACGTCACGGACGCATACTGCCCGTCCGTGTGCAACATCATCATGGTCTCGGACTCCTCCCGTATTGTTATCGCTATGGGATGTAACGACCTTGGCGAGACAGAAATGGACCCCCTTCTGGTGCGGTGGTCTGACCAAGAATCCTACGCTACGTGGTATCCACAGGTAACGAACCAAGCCGGTAGTTACCGTCTTAGCCACGGCTCCAAGATCATCAGCGCCCTGCAAACCAGACAGGAAATCCTGATCTGGACGGATCAAGCTCTGTACTCCATGCAGTATCTCGGGCCCCCCTATACGTGGGGGTTCAACATCATGGGAGACAACCTGTCTATCTTTGGCCCCAACGTGGTTGCTACGGCAAACAACGTGGTCTACTGGATGGGGCAAGACAAGTTCTACACCTACTCCGGGCGCATTGAGACCCTCCCCTGCACACTTCGCCAGTACATCTTTGGCGACATCAACATTGTGCAGTCCGCTCAATTCTTCGCTAGTACCAACGAAGGGTTTAATGAAATCTGGTGGTTCTATTGTTCGGCTGAGTCGGACACGATTGATCGTTATGTGATCTACAACTACCTTGAGCGTATCTGGTACTACGGCACGATGGCGCGGACTGCATGGATAGATAGTGGCCTGCGGCACTATCCCGTTGCTGCGGGCTACGATGGCCTGATTTTCTACCATGAAGATGGTGTAGACGACGGGTCTACGTTCCCAGCTACAGCAATGGAATCCTATATCAAGTCTGCGGATATGTCTGTCAGCGACGGATATAACTACGGGTTCGTTTGGCGGATGATCCCTGATGTTACGTTTGACGGGTCTGAGAACGCGGCTCCAGAAGTAACGCTGACCCTGACGCCTCGTAGATTCCCCGGTTCTGACTATGGAACAGAACACCCCGAAGATGTTGTCAGCGATAACAGCTACACTTTCCAGCGCAACTACCTTGTTCAGCGGTTTACAGAACAGGTCTACCCGCGTCTGCGTGGACGGCATATCCGCTTTGGAATATCGTCTAACACTGTGGGAACTCAATGGCAGTTGGGCGTTCCACACTTCGATGTGCGGCCTGACGGACGGCGGGGCTAATCATGGAGATCATCCCCAGCAAAGCTCCTAGCCTCATCCTCCCTACGGTTGAGTACGACCCCCGCCAACAGCAGCAGTTGAATAGCCAGCTTAGGCTCTATTTTTCTCAGGTGGACAACGACATCTACCAACTGATTCAGGAAGTCGGGAACCTCAATGTGCGTAGCTGGCTCGGGCTGGGGGATGGCTGCTAGTGGCTAACTTTCAGAACATCATTGGATGGCAGCTTGGGCAGGCGGCGCTCACCACGTCTTACGCCACGCTGTACACCGTACCGGCGAATTACCGTACCTATATAAAGCAGTTTGATATCTGTAACACCACGGCGGGGGCGATCAATGTCTACGTCTCGTTTGTGCCCAGTGGCGGAACTGCTGGTACATCTAACGCTATTCTGTATAACGCAAGTGTCCCGGCGTATAGCACGTTGCAGTGGTGCGGTGCCCAAGTAATTAACGCAGCAGGAACAGTCCAAGCCAAGGCTTCGGCAGCGGGCTGCACCATCACCGTCACAGGCGGGGAAGCTCAGTGAGTATCACGCTTTATCCGGCTCGCGGTAGCTCCAGCACTACTCCGGCTTACACGGCATTCGGCGGCAATACCGCCGACTCGTTTGGGCGGCTGCGTACCAGCCAGCCGTTCACGCTCTTTGATAGCCAGAACCGTTACGCAAGAGACGTAGCTTACGACACTGAGACGGCAACGGGTGGCACGGTAACTTTCGTTACCAACCAGAGCGCCGTGGCGCTCGCCGTTACTACGTCCTCTGGATCGACTGCACGGACACAGACATTCAGATCGTTTGCATATCAACCGGGAAAAAGTTTTCTCACTATGCAGACGTTCACGATGGCTGCGGCGCAGACGAACCTGACGCAGCGCGTTGGCTTGTTCAACACCAATAACGGGGTGTATCTGGAACAGGCGAACTCAACGGTTTCGTTCGTTATTCGCACATACACGGGCGGCTCGGTCAGCAATGCTCGTACTGTGGCTCAGACAAGTTGGAACGTGGACCCGTTCAACGGGACCGGGCCTAGCGGCATCACGCTGGACCTAACAAAGACGCAGATTCTGTTCATCAATCTGGAGTGGCTTGGCGTAGGTATCGTCAAGTGTGGGTTTGTGATTGCCGGGGTGTTCTACACCGCGCATGAGTTTTACAACGCCAACGTAGGCACCGTGGTGTATATGCAGACGGCGATCCTGCCGTTGCGCTACGAAATCTTTACCACAGCCGCGACTAGCTCTACGGCCACGCTTCAGCAGATTTGCTCTACCGTCATCTCGGAAGGCGGCTACGAACACGTATCTCAGCCGTATGTAGCCCGTAACGCCAACACCGTTACGTTAACTTCAGCGGCCACTTTTTACCCTATCGTCTCAATACGTTTAAATTCTAGCTATTTGGGTGCGGTAGCCCTGCTGTCAGGCATGACTTTCCTGCCTATTGGCTCAGCTAACTATGAAGTCATTATCGTCAAGAACGCGACACTGACCGGGGCTACGTGGGGATCAACACTTGCAGCGGGGCAGATGGATGTTGATACGGGTGCTTCTGGTACGGCTATAACCCCCACTGCGGACAGCATCGTGCAGACGGTGTACACCACGGCGTCCAACCAAGCCCAGACTTCATTGGCGTCTCCTATTGGGTACAACTTAGACCTCCAGTTCGGGGTCTCTTTGGCGGGGGTCAGTGACACATTTACTCTTGCGGCAAGGGCCATAGCAGGCGCATCAAATACCTGTATGGGGTCTTTGGTCGTTTACAATTTAACCGTATGATAGCGTTACTGCTATTCCTGATTGGGGATAACCATCATGCCTTATCGTGACACAGCCTCTGGCATTGCTGCTCTGGGACGCCACGGGGACGATACGCTCGTCCATATGAACCGTGATGAAGTCCAAGGGCTTCAAGCACTTGCAATGGCGCAGGGCGGTAGCCTGACCATCAACCCGCATACGGGCCTACCGGAAGCATTTGGTCTTGGTGACATATTCAAGAAAGCAAAACCGTTTCTTCCGATGATTGCCGGTGCTGTTACTACCGCGATGGGTATGGGGCCTGTGGGTGCAACGCTTGCTGGCGGCTTAACCGGAGCAGCTACGTCCAAAGGTAACCTCCTCCAAGGCTTCGCTATGGGAGCATTGGGTGGTTATGGCGGTGCGGGTCTTGCAACTGGGCTTGGTGCTGGAGCGGCTGGCGGTGCTGGTGCTGGTGCTGGTGCTGGTGGAGCTAATCAAGCAGCGGTTGAAGCGGCAAAAAATACGGCGCAATCAACTTCTACTGTGTCTGAAGCAGCGAAATCTGCTGCAAATAAAGCCATGCTGGGGTCTCCCTCGCAGTCTTTGGTTACTAACCCCTCACCGGGTATAAGCACCCTTTCACCCCGAAATGCGTCAATGCTGGCTAATGCTCCTCAAACTGGAGTGGCTCCTGCTTCCCCTACTCCTACCGGGCCATTGGCAGGATCAGGCTTTGATAAAGCCGCAAATAGTTTGGCAAGCCATCTTCCGCAGGGCGTGCAAAATGTTCTCAACAAACCACCCGGACTGGTGGGTTCGGGACTTGCTGCATTGGCTTCCAGCCAAGGTTTGTCGGAGCCTGAAGATATGAAGCCCCCAAAACCGACGTTCCGCAACTACGATTTTAACCCTGATACACGGCAATTTACTTTTACAGGGACTTCTGACGAGTTTATTGACCCGTATGGTTCTGGTATGGCGGGCGGTGGAGCAGTCAATAATATGTCTGCCCAAAACTCTTACCTCGCTTCATTGACGCGTGGGGGAGCAGGGGACACCGATATTGACGGCTATAGCGGCGAAGCGCGTTATGCCGGAGGTGGAGCAGCGGGGGGTAAAGCTCCTACGCAATCTCAGCAAGCACTTGATTACTTGATGGGCCGTAGCTCGTCTTCTCCTCGTTATGGAGTTACGTTTAGGTACGATTCTCCGACAAATACTGACACTGGGAATACCGGTGGAGGAAATACCGGCGGCGGGAATACCGGTGGGGGAAAAGGCGGTAATCAAGATGTACCGTGGAAAGACCTAAATCAACAGTTCATTAAATCTTGGACGCCTGAACAACGGGCTCTTCGTGGTGGGGCAAACGGAAACAAAGACTTCTTTGCGTCTCTTACCGCAGATCAAACTGCGTTGTATAACCAGATACAAGCACTGAAAAAAGGTACTACCCCTACTCCTGTTAATCCCGGTGGCGGTACTGGTGGTGGAACCGGCGGCGTAGGTCCGATTGATACTGGCGGTGGAACCGGCGGTGTAGGTCCAATTGATACTGGCGGTGGTGGAACCGGCGGGATTGGTGATATCGGCGGGGGAACCGGCGGCGTAGGTCCAATTGATACTGGCGGTGGCGGCGGTGGCGGTGGCGGTGGCGGCGGTGGCGGCGGTTTCGGTCCCGGAGGCGATAGAGGAGATGGGGTATATCATGCTCGCGGTGGTAGGATAAGCCGTCCCAAAGGTCGCTACCTCAAAGGCCCCGGTGATGGCGTGTCCGATAGCATCCCCGCAGTGATCCATACGGGCAAGCAAAAGCAACCCGCTAAACTTGCCGCTGGAGAGTTTGTTGTCCCTGCACGTATTGTCGCAGAACTTGGCAACGGTTCTTCTGATGCGGGTGCCAAGCAACTGTATCAAATGCTTGACCGAATCGAAGCTCGGATGCGTAAGTCTCGGCGCGGAAAAGACTCCGGCGCTCGTAATGAACTCGTCGCTTAATCAAACGGAGTAAGCGTCATGGCTGAGAATACTTATTACGCTGGTTATTCTGCTGAAACTGAACCCTATTTTGAAAGTTTGCTGGCTCGCTCTGCGGCACTAACTGCAAAAGACCCGTGGAAAGCCTACCAAGGTGAACGGTACGCGCAGTTTACCCCGGCGCAGAAAAAATATTTCAACGCGATGCTCAAACGGGGTGTTGATCCCCGAATGATGGAAGCTGCCGGGCGAACCGGCGCAGGATTGGATCGGCTTTATAACGCAAAGTACGATCCTACCAAATTTAATTTTGGTAAACAGATTACTCCAAAGCAGCTTAAAAATTACCAGATGGGGAAGCAGGGGAGGTTTGCCGCCCCTAAAGACTGGCGTGACCAGATCAATAAAGGCAAAGCTCAAGTAGGCAAATATGACGAAAAGCTCAAAGCCTTCCAAATGGGGAAGCAGGGTAAGTTTGCCGCCCCAAAAGATTGGTCTCGTGATGCTGCTCAGGCTAAAGCTCAGGAAACCAAATACACTGAGAAGTTGAAAAACTTCCAGATGGGTAAACTGGACCAAGTAAAAGGCAACGCTAATCTCGCCAAAAACGCGGCGCAGATGAAAGGCGCTACTACGAATTTTAAAGGAAACGTGAAGACCGGGAGCTTCACTAACCCCGGTGCGGCTGACAAATATATGTCGCCGTATATGCAAAGCGTAGTTGATATTCAACAACGTGAAGCGCAGCGGCAAGCTGATATCGCTGCACAAACGCGTGGGGCTGAAGCGGTTCAGGCTGGAGCATTTGGCGGCTCACGGCAAGCTATCATGGAAGCCGAAGCTGCGCGTAACCTCGCACAGCAGAAAGGTGATATTCAAGCCAAAGGTCTGCAAGAGGCTTATGGGCAGGCGCAGTCCCAGTTCAACCAAGAGCAGCAGAACAGGCTGACTGCCCAGCAGGCTAACCAGAGCGCCAACCTTCAAGCGGGCCTTGCTAACCTGAACAACCGCCAGCAAGCAGCGGTGCAGAACCAAGCTGCCAAATTGCAAATGCAAGGGATGTCTGCTCAACAAGCCCTTCAAGCGGCGTTAGCTAATCAGCAAACGGAGTTGCAGCGCAGGCAGGGTAACCAGCAGGCAGGCATGAGTGTGCAACAGCTACGGTCTAACAACCGTATGCAAGTCCAGATGCAGAATCTGGCTAACAAACAGCAGACTCAGCTTGCCAATGCCGCAGCGCGGCTTCAAGCGCAGGGGATGACGCAGCAGCAAGCATTCCAACGCGCTCAGTCAATGTTCCAAGACACGTTTAATCGGCAGCAAGCCAATCTTCAATCTAAACTTGGCGTGCAACAACTTGGGTCTGGTAACCGCCAACAGATTCAAATGCAGAATCTGGCTAATCGTCAACAAACGGAGCTAGCCAACGCTGCAAGAGATTTTGAAGCGCAGGGGATGACGCAGCAGCAAGCATTCCAACGCGCCCAAGCCATGTTCCAAGACACGTTTAATCGGCAGCAAGCCAATCTTCAAGCCAAACTCGGTACACAACAGTTTGGCGCGGGACAGGACATGACTGCACAGCAAGCCAACCTCAATGCACGTATGGAACGTGCTCGCATGGCTGAACAGTCTCGTCAGTTTGGTGCTAACTCTGACTATCAGAATATGATGGGATATTTGCAGGGTGCCAATAATCTGGCAAATATCGGGCAGGGCATCTATGGGCAAGAGTCTACTAATCTTGCTGGAGTCCGTGATATAGGTAACCAACAGCAGCAAGCTGTTCAACAGGTTCTTACCGGTAACTATCAAGATTGGATGGACGAAAGAAACGATCCATACAACAAGATAAACTGGGAGAGTAATATCTTCCGGGGCCTTGCAAACCCGCAAGGTCAACAAACCATGTATAACCGTCCACCATCAATGTTTAATCAATTGGCGGGAGCAGGGTTGGCGTACTACGGGATGCAGCAACAACAGCAGCAGCCCGGATTTAGTTATTCTCTTGGTCGCGCAGGGGGCGGTGCTATCCCCCCCGCTGGATTGATGGACCTTGCGATGAATCAGGCTTACGCGTAACGGGAGTCAGAGATGCTTCAGAACAATCCCTACAAGCTGACCAGTCAGGTTACGCTCGCTCCTGATCCGCAACTTACCTCCATGATGGAGAAGTACAAAGCGTCAGGGGACGCAGTGGCGTTCTCTGTGGTGTTCAATGAAATACAACGCCGCAAAGAAGTTAGGGATGCCGCTCAAGCCAAGATGGCGGGTGGCCCGAAGCAAAAAGTAGCTGACCAACTTATTCAGGAAGCCAAGCAAGCGCAGATGCCCGCTCGCCCGATGCCACAAGGTATGCCACAAGGTATGCCGCCCGGTCCCCCGCAAGGTATGGGTGGTCCACAAGGTGGTCCCCCACCGCAAGGTATGCCGCAGGGTATGCCGCCCGGTCCTCCGCAAGGGGGTCCGCCGCCTGAAGGTCCGCCGCCTCAGGGCCTGCCCGAGGATTCCGGTATCGCTCAACTCCCTGCGTCTAACATTGCCAACATGGCGGGTGGCGGGATCGTGTCGTTTGCAGGGGATGGGGATAGCTACGTTCCATTTGACAGTAGTCTTGAAGGAGCCCCGCATACGATGCGGGTTCCGTATTCTTCAGACGAAACTGTAGATGAAAACGCAGATGGAGGGGGTAACGATCATCCCCGATTCGATGCGCGTGACTCTGCGGGTGACTACCGTAAAACAATGGAAGAATTGTTTGCTGACCAAGAACGGCAAAACAAAGAATACGAGACCAAACGTGCTGCTCTAGGCGAGGCGTATGCCAACGCAGAAGACCGGGACAAAGAACTCAGTCAGCGATACGCTGACGAAGAGCGGTTCCAAAAAGGTATGCCTTGGATCAGTGCAGGTCTGGCTCTTATGCAGTCCACTGGCAGGGGTATCTCCGGCCTTGCCGATGCAGGCACCGCTGGAATAAGCGCGTTAGTATCCGGACGCGAGAAACTTGCCTCCCTCAAAGACAAGCAACGCGACTATATGCAGACCGTGACAGAAGCTCGCCGTGCCGAGAAACGCGGTGATCTTGATAAGCTCCGTGAACTTCAAGCATCTTTGGCGGGGCAACGCGCCAACATGGCAGGTGTTGCGGCTCAATTGGGTCAGGGTGACCGGGAGCTTGCTGCTAAATACGATATTGCAAATTTGGAGGCGGGGGCAAAGGGAGGCAAGGGCACGGATAAAAATGTGGCCTATGTATACCTAGATAGGGCAATGAAACTTAGAGATGCAGCGGATGATCCAAAAAATGCTGCTCAAAGAACAGCATTTTTAGCAAAAGCAGATGAGTATAATGCGCTTGGATACGACATATTGTACGCAGGTCAGGGAGTAGAACCAAAAAAACAAGCCGCTCAACAAAAAGCGTTGTTGGATAAAAGTCCTAACATTGCCGGTGCTCTTAGTTTGCTAAAAGACCCTGATCCACAAAAGCAAGCTCAGGGTGAACAACAGCTACGAGTAATCAGTGGAAGTACCGGCGTTCCAGTCGCTAGAATAAAAGAGCTATATGGTATTGGTAGTACCAACGGCGGTGCAAGTAGTGCGCCTATGAGAAACTGGGAAGACGCTCCTGACGATGAAGAATGAGGTAGTTAAGTGGACATTCGACTTCCTAATGGAGCAATTATCCGCAACGTACCCGAAGGTGCGACTAAAGGGCAAATAAGTCGAAAGGCTATAAAACTAGGTTTAGCCAAACCCGAAGACTTCGCGGACAGAGGGATTGTCTCCTCTCTGGTAGGCGGCACCAAACGCTTTGCCTCCAGTATACAAACTGCTGCTGAATCGCTGACGGGTTCTCCTGAAGAAGCAGGAATAGCCGCGCTTAAGCGCGAAAAACAAATCAGTTCTGAAAACGCGCCCGGTGCTGACTGGAGCAGAGTATCGGAGGCGTACAAGAAAGAAGGCCCGTGGGCGGCTACAAAAGAAGCTGTTAGTCAAGTTCCTTCTGCCATTGCGGAGATGGGTCCGTACATGGCCGCTATGGGAGCTTCAGCAAGAACTGGAGCCATGATAGGTACGGCGCTTGAAGGGGGAGTCCCCGGCCCCGGCACTGTGATTGGCGGTGGTATAGGTGCTTTTCTTCCTTCACTTATAACGCGCTACGGCGGTAACATCGAAGCGAAAGCTGCCGCAGACCAAGCTGAAGGCAAGCCTGTTGAAATTAACCGTGCGGCTGCTCTTGGCGCAGCCGTTCCTCAAGCGGGGCTTGATGTCTATGCCACTGCTGTTCCTGTTCTTGGTAGGAAAGCGGTAAACAGTATCCTTGGCTCTGTACTTGGAAAAGCCGCGACTAAAGGCACTACGGCTGAGCTTGAGAAAGTTGCTGCTCAAACACTTACGCGGCGCGTTGCTAGCGGTATAGGAGAAAACCTTGCTGTTCAAGGCATGGTTCAACCTGCTCAAGTAATGCTTACTCGCCTGCAAGCCGGGCAAGATTTGCTGAGCCCTGAAGCTATCAATGAGTACGGCCATGCCGCATACATGGCAACGCTTGTCTCTCCGATGGGGGCATACAGCGGGGTCAAAGAACGCACCAATGCACGAGAGCAATTGGACAGACGCAACCTTGCGTTGGACAACGCCCGGCAGAAACTTGCAGAAAAGATCGATGCGGCCAAAGCCACCCCGGATGCACCTGATCCGCCCATGAGTGCGCTGAATATCCAGCGTCTGCTGGGTATCAAGTTGACTGAAGCAAGCGAGATTCGGCGCGGTCTGTATGAGCGCGGTGATCTTGTAGGAAGCACGGGCGGTGGGAGAACATATAAACTCTTCCTCAACCGTGACAATCTTCCCAAGCCAGAAGAAACCGCCAAGCCTGCGGAAGAAGCGGCAGCGACGACAGCAGCTACACCTTACACCGGGGAGCAACTGCTGGGCGAATTTGTTGAGCGTCCCCCAGAGGAACCGACCGCGCCTCCCGTTGCTGGTGCGCCTCCCGCCGCTGCTACTGGCGAGGCTGCCGCTGCGCCTCCTGTTGCTGGTGCGCCTCCCACTGAGACGCCGCCCGTTGTACGCAGAGGTAGAGGCAGGCAGCAAAAGCCCCCCGCAGAAAGAACTACGTCGCCTGAGAATCCCATATTTCAGGCCGGGGCTTCGCTTGTCAAAGATATGCACGAGGCGAGAACGCCGATTACACCGGAGAACTTCCGTAACGCGCTTACTCCCTTGGTTGGAGAAGTACCCCCGCTCCAAATTGGCAATCTGCTCAACGCGCTGGAACGAAACAATCTGTTGTCTAAAGCAGGGGAAAACAAAGTACGCACGTACACCCCGCCGACAGAAATTCCTGCGTTCCAACCCGCCGCTACGGAGACAGGCAGTGAAAGTAATATCAATCAGCTTGGACGAGGTGATGTCGGGGCTGGAGAACCTGTCGATGTCGCAGCTAGAAGCGGCGTGGAACCACCTGTACAAGGAGGAGAGCGCCCCGCCGGAGTCCCTGAAGTCAATATCGCAGGACGAGTGGAGAATGTTGGAGAGCCTGCTGCTGTGGCTGCTGCTCCAGAAGGAAGAGTCGAGCCTGCACTAAGAGAGCAGATAGAACCCGCTGAAGTTGTAGGAGATAAAGACGCAGCGCGTATCGCGGCTTCCCAAGCCTTTAATGCTTTTAATGAAAGCCTTACTCCTACACAAAGAAGATTATTTGCTGACCCAAAAAGCGGAGGCACATTTCTTAAAACTCTTACTCCCGAACAAAAAAATCTTCTTGATTCCGTAAACAGAACCAATGAAGAATATAACAATATCTTGAGCGCGCAAAAAACTGTAACGAAACCTCCTACAGTTGAACGGGTAGAACCTCCCGTAGTTGAACAGGCAGAACCCCCCGCAGCCCCGCGTCCTCAGACCATCCCTGAAGGTGAGCCGGTCCCCCGTAGCGCACAACCGTCTTCGCCGGATGTGTTTGCTCCTACGCCTGAGCAGGCGAGGATTTCTACTGAGGTGATTGATAGTGGGCTTGTGCCCGGACGTGGGATTGAACGCGCCAGAAGATTGCAGGAACGGCAGCAACAGGAGGAACAAGAGAAACAAAAAACCACTGAAGCTCCCCCGGAAGAAGGCGTCTCCGTTAAGCATGATTCCGTAGCTGAGTCGCTGCGTGCAGGCAACCTTGGTGAAGCCCTGTACCGCCTGCGGGAAGAGTCGAGCGGCAAGAGCCCGCTCAGTTGGCTGGCTGATCGGCTGCTAAATATTGTACAAATTAGGGATGACCGGACTCCATTAATTAAATTGGAAGTGGCAAGGATTGCTAGAGAGCAGGGTATTGATAAGCGAGAAGCGCCTACTCTTCACGCAGCCCTTACCAAGGAAGTCGAGAAAGCAATCCTGTCTGACTTTGACCTGACTAAATATGATTTTTCAGGCATAACAAATCAGGTTACTAAAAAAGGTAAACCAACAGCAGCGGCTAAACTTGTACAAGAATTCAAACCTCAAGTTGAGCGCATGGTACCTGTTGCCAAAGGCAAGGCGCAGTTTAACCGAGCAACGGGTAGGCTTGAGTTTATTAAGCCTGAACCTGAACAGCAGTTCGCGCCTGTATATAACAGGGTAACTGGCAAACTGGAGGATATCCCTACCAAACCTCTTGCTCCGGCGCAGAAACCTTTTACGCTTGATGATCTTCCAAAAACCACGTCGCCGTTCAAGAAGACGGCATTTGGTGGAGCTAAAGTATTCGTAGAGGGCAATGCTGATCTAAAGGGTCAGCACAAAGCGGTTGTCGAACGCCTCAAGCGCGAAGGCAAACTCGCGGAGTACAACCCCAAGACCAACACGTTCTACTTTACGGAAGCTGGCCTTACTGATCGCACCATCCTACACGAGATGGTGCATTCGGCTACGGTCGATGTAATGAAGAAGTTCTTGTCGGGTAAAATGGGTGAGCTTACTGATATACAGCGTCAGGGAGCTAAAGAAATTGTTGATGTCTACAACGATACAAAAGCTGTATTGGGAGACAAGTTTAAAAACGCTTACGAAAATGAATACGAGTTCATCACCCATGCGATGACCCATGAAGGGTTCCAACGCGCCCTGTCCAACTTTAGCGCACCTAAAACGGCGCGTGAAAAACTCCGGTCTGCATGGGACAGCTTTACGCTTGCCGTAGCCAAGATGGTTGGGTTGGATAAGTTCGCAAGACAGAAAGAAATGGATTTGTCGTCTAGCCGTACCTTGGAGCCGGGAAGAGGGTTGCGCCGTGTACGGGCCGAAGCCGCCGACACAATGGACAACGCACTGCTCACGGTTATCAATGCAGTCGGTGACATCCTCACCGTACCCAAAGCCGGAGTGGAAGTTGAACCTCTTGCGGCCCGCCGTCCGGGCCGCGTTGCACGTCGCCGCCGTGTTCCGGCTGTTCAGCAGATACGTCCGTCTACGCAACCGTTAGGAAGTACGCAGGGCACGTTTACCCGTGCAGCGCCCAAGAGCAGGATAGGTGAGGTTGCTACCGCTGTAAGAGAACTCTTTACAAGAAAGGGCTACGAAGAAGCGGCATTCAAACTCCAGAACGCCGAACGTGCGTGGTTGGTGCAGGATGACTCGCTTCAGCGGATGAATGAGCTTCAGCGCACTGGGCCGAATCGTAACAACACTTACGAGATAATGACCGGCGCAAAAGGCAAAAAAGAAGTATTGGAGAAAACGAAGATTAATCCGCTCATGCGGACTCTTGGGGATGCCATATCTGCCTATAACAAAAGGCGCGGATTCAACGACATAGATGAAGCAGCGGAGCATCTTGGCGTGCTTCGCATGGCAGCAAATGAACTGGAAAAACGTAAACAGAATTATGTAGAGAACATACCGCTGAAGGACGCTCAGGTTCTGACGTTGAACAATCAGCCTATCAGTCCTGCTGCATATCGTGACGCACTGCTCGACTATACAGTTCAGGACCGTGATCTTGTTACTAACGGGGAAGCTCGCCGCATCAAGCAGCAGCTTGAGATTCTTGCCCAGCGTTACGGAGAGATTGGCGGTAAAAGCAGGAGTGACCGTGTACCTGTGAACGCGGCTGATGCACTGGACATGAACTCCTCACACTACCAAGTTGTCGGATACGACAACGCCAGACTAAACGCATGGCGTAGGGTTCTTGCACGTGAGATGCGTCAGTATGGTCCTGAAATACGCGGAGTCTTTGACGCGATTGACGCTATCAACAAAGAGCGTATCGCTATGGAGAAAGAAGCTAACTACTGGACTCAGGCTACGGACAACCTGATGGCGGTTTACGGCTACGAATACTACGTACCGTACAAAAGCATGGAACAAGGGACTGCAAACACTAGCTTTGATCTTGATAGTAGCGCACGGGCTGGGACGCAGTACCGTCAGTTTGAAGACAAAGCTCGCGGCCATAAGCAGGAGATTACCAACCCGATATTCCAGATTATTACTGATCTGGACCGTGCTGCTACGCGGGCCTCTACTGTAGGGATAACGGAGTCCATCAAGAATCAGATTGTTGGACCAAATCCTACCCTTGCCGGGAAATTGGTAGAAAAGGTTTCATTTGCGGACAAGTACAACGGCGTTCAGAAAGAAGACCTTAGCAAATACAACGTATTCTTCCATCATATGCCTGACGGCAGTACGGAGGTCTACTCGCTTGATAACAAGCGGCTTGTCGAAGGATTGAACGGCTTTAACACTAACCTTAATTGGTTCCTGCGAACAGCTAACGCTATTACGCAGTTCATGGGTAAACAACACACGTTCTACAACACCAAGTTTGCACCTTATAACTTCGCCCGTGACGTGCTAACTAACTCGCTTAACGCCGCAGGTAAATTTGGCCCTGTTACGTCAGCTAAAGTTATTGGAGCGGTGGCGCGTAACATGGCAGAGACCGGGTTGTTTATTCGCGCTGCCAAGATTTCGTGGCTCTACGAAAAAGGAGATGTTGCGGCCATCAAGAATATGAAGGGCACGTTTGCGAAAAACGCATATGAGTATCTTATCGAAGAAGGTGGGCGAGGTTCATACCAGAAAGTATTGGATATCGGTACTATAGAAAAGCGGGCGCTTAAAAATAACGGGTACATAAAAAGTTGGGAAACCTTTAACCAAATATTTACAACGTATGCAGATGCGTTTGAATTCACTAGCCGTGTGTCCACATACGGCGTAATCAAAAACGAATTGATTGCACAAGGTAAAGCTCGTGGGCTCAACATAAATGACCCGATATTCAAGCAGGGTGTCAGGCAGGGTGCTGCGGCGTTCACTAAAAACACGTTCAACTACGAACAAGTCGGTGAACACGGTAGGGCGCTGGGTTCGCTTTATATGTTTATGCGTCCGTCGCTTACGTCGGCTGCGCGAGTCATGGATACCCTGCTCCCCGCTTTGCAGTCGGTTGAAGGTGCTATGGAGCAAGGGCCTAGCATCCTCAAGATAACGGACCCTACTAATCCTAACTTTGCCCGTGCAGAAGCAGCCCGCAAAGCATTCAAGGAAAACTATGCGAAAGAGAAACGGAACGCGACCATAATTATGTTTGGACTCATGGGTGCAGGGGCGGCTATCTATAACTGGACGCTGAGCAACGCGCCGACTGATAGCTCTGGGCGCAACGTCACGGCTACAGATGATATGAGTTTGTGGACGCGGAACGTCCGCATACCGATGAAACTTGCTGGCGAAGGCAATGAATTTATAAACGGGCCGTGGGGATTCGGTCCCGGTGCGTTCGCGGCGATGGGCGCACAAATGGAAGCGTACAGACAGGGTAATCAAAAACTTGGCGACATGATTCAAAACCTTGTACCTATTGTGCTGGACTCTTTCTTGCCCATCCCTGCACCGCGTTTTTCTCCTCTTGAAAACCCAACCGATTTTATACTCGACACGATTGCGTTTAGCCCAATCAAGCCATTAGTAGAGTTTTCAATCAACACTGATTCGCTTGGACGAAGCATTTATAACGACCGTATAAACAAATACGGAGACGCGTATTCAGGCGGCCAAAGTGTACCCTCGTGGATACGGGATGCTACTGAATGGATGATGAACAAAACGGCGGGGTTTGATATCCCTTGGAACTTAAAGCCAGAAATTTTGAATTATCTTGTAGGCAGCTACTTTGATGCTATCGGGTCATTTATAAATTCCGTGAGCAGTCTTAAAGACCTGATAGCTGGCAACAAAGACTTCGACATAAAGACAGATGTGCCGATCATCAGTAGTTTCATTGGTAAACGATCAAGCGTAGATGCCAATAAGTTCTCCGATCTTCGTGCCGACATGGAGCGCAGGGTAGCTAACCTGAGTGCGTTTGAGGATCGGGCGGAATTCGATGCCTACATCAGAGCGCATCCGCAGGATTACTTCATTACCAAGTTGTACACCAACTTGATAAATGGACCGCTGAAAGAAATTCAGACGCAAGAAAACCAGATTAACTCTGGTAAAGGACTCTATTCTGGTCTGGATGATCGGGCGAGGAAGGTGTTGCTGCGGGAAAATAGGGCGCAGAAAGAACAGTTGATGGGCGAGTTTGTGGCTAGCGTAGAAGCTCTCAAAGCTCAGGCAAAAGCTGGGCTGGACTAACCCGTGCGCCAGACCCGGACGCCAAGGACGCCATCCTTCATAGAAGTGTAGGCTTTTATTTTGACCTTGGCGTCCTTGGCCCGCGTGTCCACAACGTAAAGCATCGTGGCAGGCTTGAGCGTCGGGATAAAGAAACTCTGCCCGATACTCATCCACTCAAAGGGGAAGCCCCAGACGGGCTCTCCCACCAACTCGTTCTCATCCATTGAAGAACTCGTCAGGTATGACGTTCTTGAACCCGTAGACCGCAACCGGGGCGTTGGTACTCATTCCGGGCCACCCGTTAGTAAGACGTTGCTTACCCTCAAAGGTCAGGACGCCTTTCTCTTTCATGTACGTGGCAAACTCCCGCTCGCTAAGCTGCTGCTCTGACAGGAACAGTTTTAGCTCACGCTTCGACACGTAGAACATCCGGGTGTCTATCTCCACCCTGCCCACCAACGCGGCGCGGGGTTCGCGCATAACACGGTCATCGTTCAGCACCAGCACGCCAGACTGATGCTTGTTCTGGAACTCGCCCAGTACCGACTCGTAATCGACCTTGTTGATCCTGACCGTGCCGTCCCGAATGGAGATGATCCGGGCAATGACCACCGCGTACATACGCTGGAGATCGTAGTTCACTATCCCTGCTTCCCCTGCCAACTGCCCAGCAGCGAAGGAAACCGAGACCAACGACTCATAGAACCGGTAGGTAGTGTCCTTACCAAAGCTCACCCCAAACTTCTCTGCCCACTGCGCTACCACGTTGTGGATGTAGTCTGGCCCTACAGCAAACAGATACTTGATGAACTCAGGCCCCGCGTGCCCGTAGTTCAGTCGAAACACGTCAAATATCTCTTTGCCCAACGACGGGTTCTTAATAAGAGGTACGGGGCGGTCGATCTGGAACTCAATCAGTCGGGCAAGTTCCCCATCAGGAGCAGCCTTGAACGACGTTAGCTTGTCAGTCAGAGATTGGTTAGATGTGAGGAAGGTTATGAGTGCCGCTGTCAGGTCTATCTCGCGCACAGCGTTCACTGACGCCTGCATCCGCAGCTTGCTCTTGCCCTGAGACACCTTGTAGATAAGGTTGGACACTTCTTCAGGCTTGCGGTTGGACGCCTCATCCAGACCCATCATTATGTTCTTCAGGCCCATGTACCACTGCACCAGCGCGTTGTCCGTCGCGCTCTCCTTGCCCCCTGCCAGACTCAAGTCCACTGGGTCTCCGAACAGGCTGAGCGCAGCGTACAGCGCACCTGTCTTGGCGTTGCCTGACCCCCCGGTGTAGCACACGCTTACACCTTTGGTAGAGGTGTAGGGCATGAGGGGAGAGCCAAGCCCGCACAGCAGAGCAAACGCGTGCATTTCAAACGAAGGCTGATTCAGCTTCTGTGCCGCTTCCTTCCACAGATCATAACTGCCTACGGGTTTCAACAGCTTGGCGATACTGCTCACCAGCGGAGACGCAGCGGTCTTGACCACCTTGCCAGAGCGTTGGATTTCAGAGTTGCCAATGACGAACCCGTTCCCGTCTGCCGTCCAACCCATCTGCATTCTGGTCTGCTCAGCACTTTGCTTGTTCAACATAAACTCTCCCCACTTACGAATGTATTCGACCATTATCGGAGTGTCAGTCAGGTTGAAGAACACGCCATGCCGAATGAACAAATCCTTGAACTTCTCTGAGGAACCGCAGAACGACATGGGCAGGAGAAAGTCCCGTGCCTCGTCGTGCGGCATGATGTGGCGCATCAACAGCGCCTCGCCCTCGTGCGGGCCGTACATACGTTTGATCGGGTAGAGGTCATGCCGCCACAGGCACACCTCCTTCTGGTTCATCCAGTTACCTTCCTTGTCTTTCTTGGGTGGTGGCGTGTACCAGACACCGCCGTTCATCCCACGCTTGAACGGCTCCATCTCCTTTGGATACGTTATGTAGACTGGAATCTCTTCGGGATTCTCGTCCTCCCGAATTGCGTTCTCCGGGGCACTCGTCGGGGCTTTGAGTCTTCTGGCGAGGGCGAGAGGGTTTGTGATATGTCCTTTGTGGGGGCAGTTATCGCAGACGCCGGGGTTGTCATTGTCGAGTACCACGCAGCTATGCGGCATGGACTTGCCGTCTTTGTTGATCGTTCCATTGGCTTTCTTCAGCGTCTCTTCGGGAGAGTATTTAGGATACGGAGAAGACATGATGTGGATTGCTTCTTCCCAATCCACACACGCACGGGCAAGGGACAGCCCCGCCCGCCACAAGGGCTCACTCAGTGTCGCCGCATTCTCCAGCACATACTTGATCTGGGCGCAGCCGCCCTCGTCATCCAGACTCTTCTGTGCCAGTACCTCAAAGACGGTTTCAAAGTTAGGATCGATCTTGGCAACGCTGCCCGTGTCCTCGTCCAGCCCTTTCTGAACAGACGCAAGAACACTTGATAACGTATTATCCGGTTCTACTTGATCTAGGAATTCTTTAAACGAATCAAAGCTGTACTCCCACATCTCGTCTGTCAGAAAACCAGACTGCATGGGGGGATCGGTTTTGTAGTTAAGCGAACCGGGGCAGCGCATGATGCGTGCCCTGTCTGCCGTCACAGCCGCGTCGATCTTGATATGCCTGAGACAGAACGCCTTGAAGCGCGTGGCGTAGGGCAGCCACTCCTCTGACGGCACATCTTCTTCAAACGGCCAGTACGCGTGTACGCCTGTGCCGGAGTCCACCAGAATGGGTGGTGGCAGTTCATTTCCCTCTACGAAATTGAAGAGGTCAATGATGGCTTCGTTCTTGTCCGCGTACTTCTTAGGGCCTTCGCCCACGTCCAGATCAAGGCAGAAGCACCGCGTGAACAGTGCGTTGTCAGCCTTGCGGCTGTGGTTCTGGAACGTGCTGAAAGCTACGAATACGTTTAACTGTTCCTTCTCTAGCTCCTCTACTATCGTCAGTAACTCGGTGAGTGTCTCAGCGAAGCGGTTCCGAATCTTTCCGTCTATGATACCGCTTGCACAATAGACACCCTGCGTTGGCAATACTTTCTCGTAAAATTGTTTTCTCATGGCCCGCAGAGATAAAAAAAGCGGAGTGGCAAAGCCGACTCCGCTAAGTTGATTTACCGCAATAACTTAGATACGCACTCCTGCAAGGTTCTCAATGTAAACCTTGGCTTCTTGGTTTGAGTTGACCGGGAGGACTCCTCTTTCCAAATCTCCCCGGAGCAAATCCATGAATACCCTGACGTTCTTGCGCCGTGCTTTGCGGATTTCTTGTCCGCGAAACCAACTGTAGACCGTCATGCGGGACGTTTCCAGTGCTACTGCAACATATGTAGCCGGGAGTTTAGCGGCCACGCACAACCGTCCAAGCTCAATCCCAAGGCTGGGCTCCTCCGGTTCTTGTTGCAGGACCAGAAGAAACTTGTCGCTGTATGGGCGTGGCATAGCTTCTCCTTAACCTTTCTTGGACCACTTCTTGATGATGTCGGGGACATCAGCAGGAGCAGTCGCGTCGGACTTCTTCGTCTCGCGCAGGACGGGTTCCTGCACAGTCTCTTCCGCATCACCGTAGGTGGGCGGGGCTTCCGGCTCCGCAGCAGGAGCGCGGGCAGCGGGTGCTGCCGCCTCGTCGGCCTGATAGACGTTCATCTTCACGCACGTCTCAGCCATAGCACTCTTGGCCTGATGCTGGATGGCTGCCACATCGTCCGGGTCAACGGCTGCCACCGGGGAGAACATTACCTTGGGTACGGGCGACGAAGTATCGAACTGCATCTTCGTTACCACACGGCCCGCGCTGATGTTGTTGCTCGCCAGCATCTGGATGTACGGACGGAACGGCCAGCGACCACCGTCCTCCTTGCCGAAGCAGGAGGTAGCAGGCAGGACAAGCTGCATCACATCGCCGCTCACATCGTTAGGCAGGACCACCGCCGTGCGCCACGACAGACGGCAGGCAGAGCCCGTACCGCCCTGACCGGAGCCCTTCACAGAGTGGGGGCACTTGTCGCACGCCGCAGCCTGCGGGTTCTTGACTTCTACGTCAGGGGTCTTGCTGTTGCTCGACCAGCACGTGGGGGAAATCTTCTCTCCCTCACGGTAGCTCTGCGCGTAGTAGGTGCGCGACGGATCGTGCGCCATCTTCACGAAGATGATGTTCATGTGCCGGTCTTCGTTCTTGCCGACCTCTTTGCCACCCGACATCTTGCGGAACACGCCGCCCTTGATGGAGATGCGCTTGACGAAACCGCCACCGCCTGCGACTGCTGCGGTGTCCTCGTCCAGACCCGTCTGGAGTGCGGCAAGGTTGCTCTGAATGGAACGGATAAGATCGTTGCTCATGGTTTGTTACCTTACTGGTTGGAAGACTTACGAACGGAAATACCGTATTCACGCATGACATTCACGCCGGGGGGCAGCCCATCTCCTTCATGCTCAGAGAGAAACTGCTTGAAATTGCTCTGGTGAATCCGCTTCTCCAGCAGTTCCACCGCCTGATGTTCCAGAACGAACTTGCGAAACCCATCCCAGTCATTGCAGAAGAACCGCTCGTTCAGCTTCCGCATTACCGTACCGTGCTGGGTCTTGATGCTGTCTGCGTTCACATCGTTACAGACCGCCAGCATCATGGCTTCGATCTCTGCCATGTCTGCTTTGAGCGCCGCATCCTTCGTCTCGTACTCCCGCAAGATGCGTTCCCGCTCCCCACGGATCGTGAGATAGACACTGACCAACTCTTCTACGTTTACGTTACTCATCGTTCAACTCCTGTTTGTACAGATCAACCAATTTGAGGTGACTATCAATCTTACCTTGCAGCATCTGGTAGACCTTCCGTTCGGCATCCGACCCTTGGAGATGCACGACCGTCATCTTGTTCTGCTGCCCTACCCTGTCGATACGTCCGATACACTGCATATAAGTCTCGACTGACAATACGGGACTCCAGAACACTATGGTGTCTGCTGCCGTCAGGGTTACCCCGTGGGAGGCAGACTGTGGCTGGATCACCAGCACACGTGGGTTCTCGCTCGACTGAAATCTACTGATCGTTTCTGCTCGGTTCTTCGCGCTGACTGAACCACTGATCACTTCATTAGTTACTCCTTCTTTATCTAAGTACTTCGTGATAACTTCAATAGTATGGAGAAACGGGACAAATACTATAACCTTGTGGAGGGTCTCGTCCAGCACTTCTTGCAGCGCGTTGAGCCTCGGGGATATGTCAAATTCCACAATATCTTTGTTGTCGGTGTAGACCGCACCCCCTGAGATTTGCAGGAGTTTGCTCATGGCAGTCGCCGCATTGACCGCCGACACTTGCTCGCCCGCCGCTTCGATCAGCAACTGGGTCTTCAGCGCCTTGTAGTACTTCGCCACTTGGGGCGTCAGCGGTATCTCTCGTGTCTGATAAGTCACGTCTGGCAGGTCTAGGCACTCGGCCTTACTGAACCGGATCGCGGGCTGGAGCGCACTGAACACATCGTCCTTGGCCGTAGACTTGGGCGTCCACTTAAACCGCGTGGCTTGGATCATCACCTTGTCGCGCCATGCCGTGACGAACTTTGGAACGCGCTCAGGGGAGATCATCTTGGCAAGGCCGTAGGCATCCACCGGGGACTGTGATGCCGGGGTGCCGGTCATCATCCATATCCATGTCTGCGGGGTAATCAGCTTGGCGAGTGTCTTCCACCGCACTGTGCTAACAGTTTTGTAGGCGTTGGCCTCGTCAATGATGATGAGATCGAACTTGGCCGCTGCGATCTCGTCCCGGACAACTCCTACGCCATCGAAGTTAATGATGACGAAATCGTAGTTGCTCTGGATGATCTTCGCCCGCTTGCCCTTGTCACCGTGCGCGACCGCCGCCGTCCGGTGCATCGTGGTCTTGAAGATGTCTGCCTGCCATGCGGAGTACATGATCGACAAAGGACAAATCACAAGGACACGCTTGATGAGGCCCAGCCTCATCAGATAATCAGCAGACCAAATTGCTGCTGATGTTTTTCCTGTACCTGCTTCGTTGAAACAGAACGCTCGCGGGCGCAGCGACAGGTACGCCGCCGTGTCCATCTGGTGCTTGAACGGGGTGTAGAGTCCGGGCCACTTATAGTCCCGGAGCATGGGTGAGGGCAGTTGTGGCAGTGGCATGGGGTGAAGTGAGTCAAAGAGGCGCGTGACCTCCATGATCTCCTTGTGGCCCCAGTAGACCACCATGTTCGTCTTGGTGTTGGACTCGTGCAGCTTCTCTGCTTTGTCTATCCGCTGGACAACTGCATCGGCAACATGACTAGGGACACACAGCTCTATGGCTGTATCTTCTATAACTTTCATAAACCACCTTTGACTAAAAACTGTTAGGACTTAAATAAGCCAACTACTTCATCGAACTGTCTTTGTTCCTCGGGAATGAACGGTTCTTGTGAGGGGACTCCAGCCGTATCCCGTCCTTGTTGCTGCCACCCTTGGACAGGGCTTTCACATGGGCAACGTCCTTGCCCTTGCGGGCTGACGGGCCTTTCGTTGCATCTATCTTGCGGCGGGCGCGTTGGCGCTCCATCCGATCCTCGTGTTCGCCCCGCTTGAGTTGCATTTGGTACTCATGCTTATAGGGACGCTTGGAAGGAGGGTATGACATAACTACTCCTTATGATGTTCACAGGTGGTGACCGGGCACCACTTGCATAGGGGGGTTGGGTTGGCAGGCCAGACGTTGTTGTCGGTCGCCGTTCTCAGTCGCAGCAAGTCCCACGCAAACACGTTCCACATCGACGTGAGGTGATCTCGCGTGTACGTTTCCTCAATGAAACTGTTATGGGCCACGAACAGCAGCCCGCCTTTGACTTTTTGAACTTCCGGGAAATGCTCAAACACCATCAGCGCCATCAGCTTTAGCTGCTTGGTGTCCGGGTACTTCGCGCTTCCCGTTTTGTAGTCAATCACAAACGCACTGTCGCCATCCACGATCAGCAAGTCTGCTATCCCACGCACCCAGTACTCCGGGGCATCGAACGCGCACGGTTCTTTCGCTTCGGTCAGTGCCATCTTGTGTTCAGGGTAACGCGTGCCGGGTATCTCCAGCAGCGCGTCCAGCATGGGCTGATACTTCTTATAGAACGTAGGCAGTGGCGTGCCATCCCGCGTGTAGTCCTCCAGCGCCTTGTGTACCTCCGTGCCATACAGCATTTGCTGCGTGACAGCCTTGGTGAACTTCCGTAGAACCTTGACCTCGTTGTACTGGCGAGGGCAGTTCACGAAGTCCTTCAAGCCACTGAAAGACCACTTAATCATTTACAGTTTCCGTATGAAGTACCTTGCTTGGCTTCGCACGCAATCGGCAAGCCTTGCGCCCACATAGGGGTAGTGGACATACACAAGGTTATATACTCCACCGCATTAGTCAAGTCTTCTTTAGGCACCACGCACATCGCGGCGTCATGCACAGTCAGCACCACACGATACTCACGGTTTATCCACAGCATTTGCTGCCCAACGATGATCCTCGCCAGAGCCTGCACGATGTTCTCGACCATCGCCCCGCCCCAGATGCTGACCGGGCCTTTGCGGCTGTCGTAGATAACCCGCTCGCCATCTCGTCTGAGGTTCTTGTACCGGATATGTAGACCGTTAGGTAACCTAACGCCATTGGCACTGACCGTCACGATGCCATGCAAGCCCAGCTTCAACAGCTTGGTCGAGCCACTCATCATGTAGTTAAGTGCTTGGTCACACTCACGCCAGAGGGCGGTGATATAAGAGTTGGCAGATCGATAAACATCAACCATACGTTTACTTTCTTCTTCTGAAACTATTGCTCCCGGTGGGGTAGTCTTCAGCGTGTGCTTTAACTTCTTTGCCCCAGTACCGTAGCCAAGACCAAGAACGCAGTTGTGTACGATGATCGGCCCTCGGTCAGTCAGAACCGTAAACCTGTTGCGCGAGCCGCTGTTCAAGATGTCGTATACGGGCTTCAAGGTCTGCAATTTTTCTTTTATTAGCGGTGTTTTGTGCGGGGGAAACAAACCGGATATTTCCGGGTTCGTAGTTCCCATTAACATCAATGCGATCAATCTGGAACGCCGGGTTATTCCATCCTCCAAGAGTTTGAACATACCGTAGAAATTCAAACCGATCTGCTCTCCACGGCTCATAAACTGTAATGCCGCGCCGCCCGTAGTGTTTATAATTGACGTTGTTGGGGTTATGGCAGCGGGAAATCGCTGCGGATAATCGGTTAAGTAGTCTAGAGCGGTGCTGATCGTCTGACAGAACTTCTTTATATTTCCACCATCGCTTATCGCCCGCCTTTCGTTTCGCGCACTCATTGCATGAGGTTGATCTTCCTGCTCTGAGATTGTGCCCAGCGTAGGAGTACTCACTCCCGCAACGCCTGCATCGACAGACAGCCTGCCATCCCCAACTGCGTCCTGTTCGTTTAGATGAGTGCCGCTGATAGCCGATAACGATGAGATCGCCAAATTCAGTGCCGATTGGAATGCGGTACCGTGGGTTTGGACAAACTGCGCGATCTCCCAATTTGTAGGAGCCGTCAGAATTTCGTGGTCGGGGGTCAGTTCCAGCCCATGCAGATTGATAATCGGCTTCACTCCCATAAATGAGACGCCGCAATGACTCACCCATTCAACACCATCCCAAAGCTGATCACTTGTCGTGACGTTTATTATTCTGACCCACCCTCTCCTAGTCAATACCTGAGTATCGTCACTTAAACAAGTCTTTCCTACGAATCTTTCAGTAGGATTGGCTTTAGTGATCGGTCTACCGTAAATCTTGGCGGCAAACTCAGAATAAACGTCTTGGCCTTCAGCGAATTGTTTAACTACGTCATCCTGCCCTGCCCACCACGCCAGCACCCGCGCTTCGATCTGTGAGGAGTCACAGTCAACGATCACGTGCCCCGACGGAGCCATGATGGAGTTCTTGAGCGCCTTCTTTTTCTTGTCCCGGCTAGGCAAGTTCTGGAAATTAACTGAGTCCATACCAGCCCAGCGTCCGGTATGCGCCCCGTAGTACTTGAGCGGGATCGGCAGCTTGCCTTTGTTCCGCGCCCCGATACCAATAAACCGCTCGACGCGGGCCTCCTCCAGCGTGGACTTGGTGCCCAGACGCACGGCGCACAGTTGCTGAATCGTAGGGTCTTCGTGTTCTTGCAGCGCCATGAACCCCTCGTCGTTCTTGGCGAGCGCGTAGGTCTCCGTGCCCGTGGCCGGCCTTATCTTCATGGGAACTTCTACGCCACGCTCGCGCAGGATGGCAGCGAACTGGGGGTTACTACATAGTCTCTTGCGAACTGACTCCTCGTCCTCGCAGCCCAACTCCCGCATCAAGCCGCCCAGCAGTTCCTGCTTTTCACTGCGTACTTCTTCAAGCCGCTCGACCAGCAGCGCATCGTCTACGTGAAGCGTAGGACACGTAAACATCCTGATGGTCATGTCGATCAGGCCAAGCTCAGAGTCAGGGAAACCGTATGACAAGATATTGAACAACGCAAACGTAAGCTCTACGTCGTTCTTGCAGTACTCACCGTAGCGAGCGAGTTCTTCTGGAGTGAAGTCCTCCAGTCGTTTACCCAGCGCGTTGACCACCTCCGTGCCTTTTGCGCCAAGCTCATACCTCGACACCAGTGCTGCCAGCGAGCCGCCTGCATCAACCCCGTGGATCGCCCGCGCCATACATAGCGTGTCGTAGTAAAACGCCGGTACAACGCCAAAGCGCCACGCCAGTATCGCACCGTCGAACAAAGTGTTATGACACAACACACACGCGGTGTCCCAGTCGATCTGCGCCAGACGTGCAGCGATAGCGTCGTGCCCTGCCACCCATTCCGTAGGCCCCGCATCTATCTTGATACCCACGCCGATCTCGTGGAACTCAGGGTTGTTGATGTACTCCTCTGTTGTGAGGTTGGTCAGGCCCATGCCCTGCCGGTAAAAAGTCTCAAAGTCCAATGTCACAAACATCGTTTACTCCTTCTTAACTGCGTCTTTCACTTTATGAACTAACCAATTCACACGTCCTAGAATGTCTAGGCTGCGCCACGCACCTTCAAACAAATCATCGTGCAGTAGTTCTTTAATCAACCGTCTCGTGTCCGCTCGCATAGGCGAGGGAAAGTAATGGTTGCACCACGGGCACTTGACTGTTCTGTGTAACGATTTCGTAGAGTACTTGCGACTAAAGAATGAGAAGTTGCACTTGGGACAGATCATTCGATCACCACTGCTGGGGTTTCAAACTCGGGAACGTAGGCTGTCCACAGCCATATCATCAGGGCCGGGACGGCGAGGTCGTACCAGCTATCGATCATTTGAACCCCATCTTTTTTTCGTAGCACGGCTTGCACTTGATCCGGGGCCGTGTCTGATGGAGGTTGTTGATGTTCCTGATCCGCGAACAGTACGGACAGATCACCGTACCCGTGGCTTTCAGGAACCCATCGGATGCTTCTTTACTCAGCTTGCTGTTACTCATCGTCGCCTCCCAGTAACTCGTCCAGCGCACAGCGCGTGTCCTCACACTCACCAAAGTATTTCCTGATGATAAGCGAGGCACGATGCCGTTCAGCTTGGACGATGCCTTCCAACTCCGTCTGATAGAACTTCACTTGATCCTCCAGCGACTGTACTTCTTGTTCAAGTCTTCCATAGGACTTCACGCGCATATTAAAAACTTCTTTCACTGTTGCCTGCTCCCAAGCCAGTAGGAATTTCTTTGATGGTGTTGCCCTTCGCCAGATACTCAGCTATCTGACGGGTGATCTCATCTTGGATACGTCGTTTCTGTTCTTTCGTAGTTTCAGGCGGGGTCGCCTTGTGCGGTTCAATGTTGATGGTCATGTCACAGTCCCAGTAGATAGATGCCAACGGCAAACGCAGTGAATGCAAGGAAGCACACAGCCGCAGACTCTTGGCCGATTCGGTCTGCATCTTCTTTCCATTCTGAGCTAGCCCAGTACTGTCCGGTCGCGTGCTCAGCCTCGTCCAGCGTCCTGTAGAACTCCTTCTTCCAATGCTTCAATTCATCTTGTTCATACTTGTTCATGGCTTGCTCCCGAAACACTCGTACTGATGGGTTGTACCGTTGATGTCCACGTAATGCTCACCGCATCCCGACGCCCAGCCCACAAGGGTGGCTCCGAAGAGCGCACCCAAGAGGCCGAAGAGAACCAGAGCGGCTACGTCACTCCTCGTCAACTTCGTCTTCATCATCGTCTCCTTCCAACTCAGCCAACTCTTCGTCACTTAATTCTGCGTCACATACTGAACGACCAAACATCCGCATGAACATATCGTCCACGGTATCGCGCATACTGATAAGCAGCGCCTCCATCTCCGGGTCGTCTTTTTTGATGCTCATTGTTGTGCCTCCTCAATTGCACGGTTGAGATACCACTGCGCCTTCTTCAAGTCTTCAAGGTAGTTGCCCTTGTGTTGCGAGCGAGAGACGTACTTGATGACGTTGCCCAGCAAGTACGAAAAGTTCTTTGCCCGAATGAAGTCGATCACCTCAATGCCGCCCACCATGTAGTGCGACGGGTGATTCACGGGGTCGGGTTGTACAGGTTCCTGTACAGGTTCAAGCGCAATCGTGTAAATATCGACCGGCCCCTGCTCAGCCGCCGCTTCCTTCGCCACACGATACCGCACCTGATACACGGCGGCTGGCGTAACCTTTAGCTTCTTCACGATGTCTTTAACGCTGTCACCTGCTTTGATCAACTTAGTGATCTGTGCGGTTTTACTTTGCTTCTTCATAGTTGATACCTTTTAAAAGTGTTTCCAAAAGACTGATGTTGTCTTCGTTGATGACAATCGCTGTCCCGCCCGCTAGTTCAATACGTTTCATATTGTTTAGCTGAAGCGCGGTGGGCGTGTTCCCGTTTGCTTTGCACTCTATGCCAATGAACCTCCCGTGATAACAACAGATAAAATCAGGAACCCCGGAAGCGCCGTAGCCACCCGTCACCGGCATGGTGTAATACGCGCTGTACTTCTCAAGTATCAACCGCACCTTCTGTTTGACTTTCGCTTCCGGGGTCATGTGTACCTCACTTGTCGAGCAAATACATTTGCCAATGGTTGTGGTGATTGACAGACATCGCGTTGATCTCGGGCCACGCACACGCTGTCTGTGAGATCGCCGGGATGTAGTCATTTGTGGTTTTCACGAACGACGACACACCACCACTTGAACGCAAGAAGTGCTGGTTGATAGCCATGCTCGTGAGAAGATCGTTCGGCACCTCGTCGATGCTCGGGTATGTGGTGAACGGTATCGTCACCTGAACCTTGGGGCCGATTGTGTATGAGGAAACATGGTTTATCAAGTCTGTCTTGTTGTTATCAGACAAACGCACCGCGCCTACCGTGATGGCAACCGAATTTCTTTCGGCTACCTTGCGCGGCATGACAACCCACTTCTCATTGGCAAACATCTCGTTAACAGAATCTCGCCACTGCGTATCCAGATTAGTCGCCTTGTGGATGTACTTGTGAATGCGCTCGACCTTAGCCATGACAGCCTGCGGCACTGACAAGACAGACTGATTCTCAAGAAGGACCGGCGTGAGATGCGCCATCTCCTTGATGTTCAACACAGAAGGCTCGCCCGGAGAGACATACGTCACCTCACGAAACCTGCCGATAATCTCACTTACCGCAGTGCTAATCCCCTCTCCCGTCCTGCGGGACATATGCAGTGGACTGTTGCCTCGCACTCTCTCTTTGGTGAGGGCGCTGACAATGTAGTTCGCCTTGGCAGACTCTGCGTACTGGGAGATGTTGTACCCGGTGATGTCTCCCAAAAGACGGCTGCGAGTCCAAAGCGTGAACTTGGGGTCATAACCCTTGCTCAGACTGACCGCACCGATAAACACGCCCGCCGCATCACAGAAGTACGCTGTGTCCATTGAATTAATTACATCATCACCCGTGTACCCGATCAGCTTGGGTATGGAGTCGCATCGCACAATGAAGTTCTTGATGACGTAGGCAAGATCACCTCTAGCGATCTTTTGCTTCTGTGCATCGGTGAAGAAGCCGGGGTAGAAATAACTGTCCAACATTACACTTGCTCCTCTACTGTGTTTCCCATCCACGAATCATCTGCTTCATGGATATGGGCGTGTTTAACTGTCAGGTCTGTCTCGGGTACATGGGCATCGCCCGCCACGTAGTGCTTCACTCCGTTACGCGAGTAGGTGACAAACGCTTCGTGTACCGCCTCCGGGATTACATCCGTAACCGGGGTAAGGCAAGTCAACGTAGGCCGCATCTCGCAGAAACTCTCGTACAGTTCTGCGTACCGCTCTTCTGTCACGATGGCATACCACTCCCGGTAGCCATACTCCTCGTCGATCAATAAAAGAATCATCACACTCTCCTGTTACTTGATTAACCGAAACGCCCGAAGGCGCGACACATTCAACTGCAATGCACCACCAACAAACCCCAGCGTGAGGATGAGGATCAGCCCATCCAACACGCTGGCAACACCCTGCACAACCATCAGGGCGCGATCAGCCACGCCCCGATACTGCGTCTTATAAAGAATTCGCATCACACTCTCCTTACTTGAACACAACCATCTTGCCACCAGCAGGCGGCACGAACTGCTCGTTACCCTTGACCACCCACAGCGTCGGAACGCGCACAGTCCACGTGATGTCGGACTCGACGTATCCATCAGTGAAGACAATCACGAAGTCAGCGTCGGTGTTGTTGGCCTTCATGTAGTCACTGACACATGAGACTCGTGTACCGCCGAAGCCCTTGGGTTTGAGCGCACTGCGAAGGTTTGCGTAGCTATCCTCGGTGAACCGTTGCTCCCCGTGTACAGCAGTGTCCCACCACAGCACGATCAGTTCTTCTGGCACACACTGCTCGCACAGCATGACCACCAGCGAAGTCACACGGTTGATCTCTGCCTGCGATATGGAAGCGGACGTATCAATCGCCAGCAGGGCAGAGCCCGCACGCTCGTTGTACGTGGATGGTCTGTAAATATCGTCAACGATGCGGCGACGGTTGAACTTGGAGAACGTGTAGTCCGTGTTGCCACGGGTCTGTGAGACAAAGAAGTCACGCAGCACGTCTTCCCACCGGACCTCGGGCTCCATCAGTTCCTGCACAGCACGCGGCAGCTTGACGTTGGACACGCCAGCCAGCAGGCCCGCCTCTTGGATGCCTCGGTCGATCTGGTCGATCATGTCCTTGATCTCGTCATCAGTCAGGTCACTCACACCTGACGTGTCGTGATCGTCCAGCGTCTCCAGCGAATACTCCTTGCCATCCACCGTGACAGACGTGCGGGTGTCCTCGTCGTCACCCTTGTCATCCTTGTCATCCTTGTCATCACGCGGGGGCTCGGGCTTGTCACCGGGCTGCGTGTCCTGCTCGTCCTTGTCATCCTTGTCACCCTTGTCACTCTCGTCACCGCCCGGACCACGCGGCGGCTCACGCGGCGGCTCGGGCTTTTCCTCGTCTTCCTTCTTCAAGAAGTTATAAACCTGACGCAACGACCAGTTGATGAACTTCTCGTCGTACAGACCACCATCGGGCAGGATGACCACGGGGTCTTCTCTGCTATTAGCTGCGGCGAGCGCGGCCCGGTCTTCGATCTCGATTGCCTTGATGATCGCGTTGACCACGTAGTCAGCGGCTGCGTTGGTCACGCGGGGGTCTGCCTGCCACAGGTCACGGTGCCGGGGTATCTGCTTCAAGAACACGTGCAGCGCCTCGTGCAGCACAAGGCCCGCCACCTTGGGCAAGGTCTTCACCTTGGTCATCAGGAAGTCAGAGTTGTAGAACTTGTTGATGCCGTCGGTGCAGGCGGTCGGACACTTGCTGTTATCTACAGTACTCGTACCCAACAGAAGCACACCGCTGTAGAAGTACGTCTTGCGGTGGCGCATGAGTCGGACGTGTGCCTTGCGAAGTATCTGCTCCGCTGCGGCGACATTGCTCGGGATGTTAGTAGCTACGTTCATGTCAAATCTCCTTCACTGTGTGTGGAACTACAACGACTGCGAAACCCAACTGCTTGATCGTTCGGATACTCTCATGGCTCAGTGTTTTTTGTCCAATTAAACTTGTGAAAAGTTCTGCCGTGGTGTTCGCGGGGTAGATGCGCTCCACCCCGTATGTCTCACGGACTCTCACCTGTACTGTATTGTCCATGTCTCTCACCTCCCTCAGTTAACCAGATCACGGTTGTTGGCGTCTTTGTACCAGTCGCGCAGTTCTGCGTTCTGCATGGCGAGCTTCACCGTGCGCTTGGATTGGCACAACATGGAGAAGAACACTGCACGATACTCCTCGCTCGGCAGACGCTTGGCGTAACGCATCATTGCGCTCACTTGATCCTGCGTATCGACGGTATCCACAGCGTGGAACAGGGTGAGGATCACCGCACCGGCAGACGCCGGGATCGGCGCACCCATCGGGTCTTTCAAGATGACCGGGATCGGGATCAAGTCCTGCTCCAGCAGGGAGAACGTCATAATCGAATCGGCAGCGGACTCACCCATCAGGCCAGCCAGTGCAACGCGAGTCAGGTCATCGCCCAGCAACGTGCGGTAGCGGATCACGGTGTCGGACTTCTCAAGCGAACGTGGCGACACGAACGACACCTGATCGGGCTTGGTCGGGTTGAAGATGAACGGGTTGTCGCGCAGTTCATCAGCAGACAGTTCCAAGTACGACGCCAAGCACTCCTTCTTGAACGACACCCATGCGCGGAGCGTGGTGCTGAGCCCCTTGTTGGTGGCGTACACGTTCCATGAGATTTCATTCGGCTTAGCCATCCTGACACGCATCACCCGGTTGCCCACGTGAGCCTCGATGGTGTCGTTCACACCGTCGCTGCGGTTGTTGGACGTAGCGAACACGATGGAACTCAAACCGTCCACACTCGGCAGGGTGCGGTTGCCCACCTCCCGCTCCAGCATGAGACGGGTGAACATCTTCTTGAGCAACTTGTCGCACTTCAAGTACTCGTCAAGCATGATGACCACGGGCTTGCCCGTGTCGAGCTTGAGCAGGGAGGACACGTAAAACTCCAACTGCTTGGTGTCCCTGTCCGGGATGTTCATCCCCAGATCACCGTCGCCCAGCGTCGGGCAGTCGAGATACACGTACTCATACGCGTCACCCATCTGCTCGCGCAGCATCTTGAGGATTGACGATTTGCCGCAGCCGGGCTCGGACTCCACGATCACGGTGATCTGGTCACCTACCGTGCGGATCAGGCGGGCGCAGTCGTTGATGGAAACGGGGGCAAGGCGCGAAGCAACATTCAATGCAGCCATGATGGCTCTCCTTGATAATGAACTGTGTTAACGAAGCACTAACTGAAAAACAAACAGGTCAAAAAAGTCCAAAACGTGGTTTTTTGACTTTTTGGACACCCTCACACTCACATACGAAACTTGTCGAGAATGCTCGTCACCTCCTGCTCCACGTGGGAGCGCACGCTGTCGGACTCGCGCAGCTTGTCGATGGTCACGCCAGACAGCGCCATCTCAAGGCTCGTGCGGATGTCCTCCAGTTGTTGATCTCCTGCCGGGTTGAACGACCGGAATGTGTCGATCATCTCCAGCGCCTTGTTGAGCGTGGACTCGTGCAGCTTGCGCCGCACCACGACAGTCTCACCCTTCTTGTTCTCCTTCACGTCGGTGCCGCACGTGTGAGCGAGCGACTCCATGACACCGATCAACTGCGTCCGCTGGGCAGCGATCATGCCCGACACCACGTCGGCGGTCTGGTTCACGTAGTGCTTTCGCAGATCATCGGCCAAGTCCTGAGCGATCTGCACGCGGAAGTCCCCGCTCGGCACGTCGGCACGCAGGGGCGTGATGCTGAACCTGCTACGCAACTCCTCGACCGTGGGGTACTCCTCGGCCTTGAACATATCGCCCAGTCGGAACGCAGCGTCGGCGCGGAGCGACACATACGCGGTCAGGAACGCCTCCAGTCGCTCGTCAAACTGCTTGACCATCTCCGTCTCCCACGCGCAGTACGCGGCATAGCGCGTCATCGGCAGATACCACCAATCGTCCGACCACCGGAAGCAGAACTGCACCATGCCGTTACGCACGGCGCTCGTCATGGCCTTGAGTGCCTTGAACTCCGGCCCGTCGAGCAAGTGCTTGGTCACGCTGGCCGCGCCTGCGCTAGCGTTCTTCTGCGTGGTGATCTCGTTGCTGGCCTCGTAGTCCTTGACGCTGCCCGTCGTGGTACGAATGCGCTGCGCCACCAGAATGCCTGACGTTTGCAGGCTCGTGATGTGCGACGGGGCAGCAATGTTGTTGCTGATGTTGGTCATGCTCATGTTCATCTCTCAGTCCTCACTGTGGCGTCCTGACGTGGCGTCAGGGTCAGCCGGGTTAACGAAACAACTCACTCTCACTTGAGCGTTAGGAACCCTAACGCTCGCTCTCTCACTCAAACAGCCAATAGTCTAGCATAACTTTACGTTAGAGTCAAGGGGTTTTATTTTTGATCGCCAAGTTTTTTGTTGAGGAAAACCTCCGTCGCCAATTTCTTCAGCGCACCATCAAGTTTTGACCCGACCATGAACTCATTACACGTTCTCCTCTTCTTTGAAAGTCATAAAGCTCTCGTACTCGCTCGCATCGCGCAGCGCCGGGATGAGTTCTTCCCGCAGCATCCACTGCATGATTTGGATGAGGGACTCTTCCCAGTTGAGTGCGATCTCCTGCGGGTCACCCAACTCGTCCTCGTCGAGGAAGTAGCACCCCGGCATTCCCACGGAGTCATCCCCCTCTTCCCACTGCGGGAAGTGGAGCGAGTACATGGGGCGTTGAACAACCCCGGTGAGGGTCTTCACCGGCACCGTCTGCACCCCGTAGTCGATGCAGAAGTATGCGTCCATCGTCCCGTCCGCGCACAGAAGCGCACGGGTTCCATCGATCTTCAACGTGAGGCTTTTCCACGTATCGGGAAAAGCCTTCTGGGCAACCTCAAACATGGCGTGGCTAAAGGGTTTGTAATTCATCACACGTTCTCCTCGTCGTTCATCCATGTGTCCAGTTCTGCCATCCTGCGCTCGTAGAGATCATTGATCGCATCCCCTACCGTGCGCTCCGGGGTGGTCTCCCAGAGAGACGTGTCGTACAAGTCGTTCTGCTCACAGAACTTCTGCGCCTCGTCCTCGCTCATGTGCGCGAGCAAGTGCAACAGCGCCCATCTGTGGTTCAGATAGCCTCGCTCAAGAATGTGCAGGATGTAGTTCTTCTTGCTCATTTCATGCTCTCCTCTGCACGCTTGCTGACACGCTTGCTCGCGGGGAGAAGCGCGATGATCCACCACATTGCCAGCCAATTGAGGCCCGTGTACGCAATGTGCGCCCCAAACAATGTGTTCACTGCTGCAATCGCCACGAACGGATTAGCGATGTTAAGCATCAGCACAAACCCAATCGCACACACATTTACTTTGCTCATCACACGTTCTCCTCGTCGTTCAAACTTGAACATCGCTGCTCTCCTCTTCGGTGATTTGCTTGGCGCGGAACCCATACTGCGTGGTCAGTGAGTTGATCCACGCCCACGCTTTTTCGCTGGCGAGGTCCCACTCGACGTCATCAGTGCCCATTGCCCGCTTGACGCGGGTAATGAGTGACGCGGTCTTGCGGACACACAACCCCCTGCTCGAACCGCCGAATCCCTCGAAGGTTTCGCCGACGTTCAACAGGTAAACCTCGACGGTGACCCCGTCCTTCTCCAGCGCCATGACTGGCCGTCTCTTCATGTGCTTGCGTTCAATAGTCATTGTCGTGCCCTCCTTTGGGCTAAGTAAGCGTTAGGAAATCTAACGCTGTGTTGCGGTGCGTCCTGACGCCACGTCAGGACGGACACCAGTGATCAAGAAGCCAGTTCCAGTTTTGCCAGCACCTCGTCCCGTACCCAATCTTGGGTGTAGCACTCCGGGCGATCCACCCAGACTACCAAGGGCAGACGTGCGTCCTCTGCCGCTCTCTTAACCTTGGCGGTTGCCCGCCGGTCGCATCCCTTGTTCCCGCAGCGCAGGAAGGGACACCACGTGCGATCTTGGTACGTCATCACACTCCCTCCATCTGGCGCTCGATCCGGCGAATCTTTGCCGTGTCACGCGGCTCCGGGCTGCGGGCAGCGCGGGCCTTGTCCCTGCGCGGTTTGGACTGCGCTACGGCCACACTCATGCGCCGCGTGATCTCCTCGCGGACGGCGACGGCCACCTCCTGCGGCTCCGGGCGCTCGTACTGGTAGAAGGGCACGGTGAAGCTCCCTGCCGTCCCCTTGGTTGTCGCCACGATCACCTCCCACAGGCCGGGCTGCGTGGCCCGGATGGTTGCCCGCGTGATCTTGTTCCTGTTTGATCCTGACGCCACGTCAGGATGCGATGCCGGCTGCGGCTTGGCAGAGGGCAGGGGCTTGGTTGTCTTTTCTGCGGCCTGCGCTGCGCGTTCCTCCCGTCGCGTGCGATAGTCACGCACGATCTGGTTGATTGATTTGGCCTGCTCCTTGGCGGCCAGCTCGGCGTCGAACTCTGCCGCACGCTCCACTACCGTCATCCTGTCGCCACGACAGGACGCTGAGCGAATCTCCACGGCCTCCTTGTAGGCCTCCCGCCTGACCGCCTGCACACTGCGCCGTGCGGCCTCCTGCGAGTGCAGGCGTGCCTCGGCCTCCTTCCTCTGGGCAGCGATAGCTGCCAACTTCTCCAGCGCCTCCCGGTGCTTGCGGAGCCTGCGCTCCGCTGCCTTTGATCCAGCCTTGCATCTACTCATCGTCTGGCCCTCCTTTGGGCTTCGGTGTCTGCGTCCTGACGCGGCGTCAGGATGAGGTTCGGTATGCGTGGCAGGCAGGCATAGCTCCCGCCGCTGCGCCGCTGCGCCCATCCCCTCATCCCCCTCCGCCTGTAAAACAGGCTATAGTATAGCATGACTTTACATTTGAGTCAACAACTATTTTTTTGGAAGGAGGGGTTTTTATTTGAGTTTTTGGCAGGTGAAGGGGGACATCCTGACGCGGCGTCAGGACGGATGGGGACAGGGCGAGGGGTGCGCGGCGGACTGAAAACGAGGCCAGTGCTAAAGAGACC